ACCGCTGCGCACTTCCGCCTGTACGCTACTGACGGCACGACCTGCCACGCGCAGGGAACTGTGACGGTTACCGCCGGTGGTGGTGATATGACTGTCGACTCGACGAGCTTCACCGCTGGGCAGCAGTTCACGGTCACCAGCTTTACGCTCACTGACGGGAACCCGTAACCGTGGCGGACAATGTCACGCTGCCCGGCACTGGCGAAAGTGTCGCCACGGACGACATCGCCGGGGCGCAATACCAACGCATGAAAATGTCGGACGGGCTTGACGGCTCGACCACGCACATGCGCGTTCGGACGAGCCACCCGTTGTCCGGTGACGGTGGCGCGGTCGTGCGTCAGTCTCCCGCCGATATCTGGGCTGTCGATTTTGCGGATACCGGGTCAAGCCTGCTGGCCTCGGAGTTCACGCAGCGGCGACTCGGTACCGGCATGGGCGTCACGCAGGGGTCAAGCAACCTGCTCGTTACGACCGGCACGACGGCGAACAGTGAGTTCCTTGCACGCTCTACGACCTCGTTCCGTGGGTCGCTGACGGCGCGGCACAAGACGATTCTCTCGCAGCGCATCGCCAATAACAATTTCGTTGTCATGTTGGCCGACATGATCGGTGAAGGTTTGGCCTGCACGATCAACAGCGCCACGTCCATCACAGTTACCAAAGTAGCGCACGGCTTCACGGCCACAAATGTCGGGCAATCCATGTTTGTGGGCGCCGTCAATGGCGCGGCGGGCGTGCCTACGCGTGCTGCTATCGCTTCGATCCCGAGCGTGGATACCATTACCTTCACAGTCGCGGGGTGGCCTGCTTCCGGTTCTTGCGTGGTGGACCTGTTCGGCTGGAATTGGATACGCACCTATTACTCCGGCACGACAGCGACCAACGCCTCGGTGGACTCGCAGCGGCGCGGCTGGAACTCGGGCGATACGGCGGCAACCATCAACACGACCGCCTTGCCCGGCCATGTCATGCAGACCTACGTAGACGGTCGGAATATTAACTGGGCGGACACGCTCGTTGCGTCTGCTGCCGCGCCAACCGTCACTAGCCGCGCCTCGCGTATCGAAAACATCCCCGACGATGACATTGAGCTGTATCTCTATTTGTGGTCGTTCAATGGTTCGACGGCTCCGGCCAGTACGACCACTTGGACGGTCGGCTTCGTGGCGGTTGAGGACAACTGCAACGTCCCGACCTACCTTGCGGGTGTGCGTCCGCTTGGTACGCAGGCGGCGCTGCCTGTCGTGCAGGCTTCCGCTGGCCCGACGCAGCCGGTTTCCGGCACGGTTACGGCAACTGTTGCCAACGCCACAATTGCGGCAGGCACGGCGGTTATCGGTGATGTGGGCCAGCAATACCGCACCAACGCGACGGGCGCGGCTTCCCGCACACACATCGTATCTGCGGCATCGACCAACGCCACGCAGGTGAAATCTGCGGGCGCGGGCCGCGTCCTCGGTTGGTATTTTGCGAACAACAACGCGGCTTGGCGCTACGTCAAGCTGCACAACCAGACCGCGCTGCCGACGGCTGGCACGGGCGTGGTGCAGACCATCGGGGTGCCGCCGAACGGCGTTGCGCGGCACTCCCTCGAGGGCGGCATCGCCTTCACGACTGGCATCGCGCTGACGATTGTGACGGGCGTTGCGGATGCGGACGCGACGGCAGTCGGCGCGAACGAGGTAGCGGGCGAAATCTTCTGGGCGTAACGCATGAAGATCCGGCTGACACAAGACGTTGTGGTGAACGGAGTGCCGCTCCAGGCAAACGAGTCGGCCATCGTGGACGATGCTGACGGCGCGGCGCTGATTGCGCTTGGTGTAGCGGTTGCATTGACGGAGGACGAGCGCGGCGGCTTCGCCGTGCCGATGCAGACGGGGGCCGAATGAGCCTTCTGCTGTTATTCAACCAGAGCGCCTCAAGCGGCGGCACGGGTTCGCTTGCGGTCACGCTCGACGCGGCCACGCTGTCGGCCGAGGGCCGCCTCGCCATCGCGGGCAGCCTATCGAGCACGCTCGACGGGTTAACGCTCGCGGCGTCCGGCGTCCTCGGAAGCACCATCACCGGATCGCTCAACGCGACGCTGGACGCGGCGACCCTGACCGCGACCGGGCGCGTCGAAATCCGCGGCACGCTGACCTCGACGCTCGACGCGTTGACGATGACCGCGTCTGGCGGGTTGTCGGGCGGCATCACCGGCGCGCTGACAGCGACCTTGGCGCCGCTGTCGATGACCGCGTCGGGCGGCCTCGCCATTCGCGGCACGCTCAACGCAACGCTCGCGCCGTTGACGGCCAACGCGACCGGGCAAACGGAAATCCGCGGGAACCTAAACCAGACGCTCGCGGCGCTAACGCTGGCCGCGTCTGGGCGGCTACCGGTGACGGGTGCGGCCAATGTAACCCTCGACGCGCTGAGCGTTTCTGCGACCGGCAGCATCGCGATCCGCGGCACGCTCAACGCAACGCTCGACGCGTTGACGATAAACGCCACCGGCGCGACGGTGCCCTATGAGCCGCCGGTCTACCGAATCGCGCGGGTTCGTGGGACGGTGTCTGCGGTGACGGTTCACGGACGAGGCAAAAAGGAAACGGTGCATTAATGATTATCCTCGACCCGGCCGACACCGCGAACGCTTCGATCGAATGGTCCGATCTCGGGAACGCGACGATCGTGTCCGTGGCATACACGCCGATCGCCGGCGTGACGCTAACGCCGCAGGGTGTGACGGGCACCGGATCGGGCACGGTGTCCACGGTGCGCGTGTCGGGGATGGTCCACGGCCGGACATACCAGATTGAAGCGACGGCCACGCTATCGACCGGCGAAACGCTCAATCGGAATATCGCAATCATGGCGTTTAACGGTTAAAGATGCCCGCCGCCGCACCGCGTCCATGTCGGGAACCGATGTGCCGGGCGTTGGTCGTCGGCCAGGTCGGCTATTGCGCCGAACACATCCGGGACACACAACGCCGGTTCGACGCCACGCGTGGGAACGCAACCGCGCGCGGCTACGATCACGCCTGGCGCACACGCATACGCCCGGCCGCATTGGCGCGGGAACCGTTGTGCCGGTTGTGCGAATCGAACGAACGAACGACCGTCGCGACCGAAGTCGATCACATTGACGGCAACGCGCGGAATAACGACCCGTCGAACCTGCGCGCATTGTGCAAGCCCTGCCACTCGGCCCGGACGGCGAGGGAGCAGGCATGGGGGAGGGGGTCGACGCGCGGCGGCCCAGGTGGGGGGGTGTGAAAACCTCCCACTCGGCGCCCACGACCGACTGTTGGGGTGAAATTTCACACCGTCGAAATGGGAAAACGGGTTTCTAATGGCGGGACGACCGACACGACCGACGCACCTCAAAGCGATCAGCGGGACCGAACGGCCGGACCGTGAGACGCCGGTGGGCGTTGTATTGCCGACCCTAGACGCCGTCCCGGCGCCGGTGGATTGGCTCCCGAACGCCCACGCATCGAACGAATGGCGGCGCCTCGCGCCGATCCTGGTCGCCAGCAAGTTGCTCACCGAGGCCGACCTGTCGGCGTTCGGGCACCTGTGCGCCCTGCATGGAAAGATGGTGCAACTATGGACCGCCGGCGAATCGCCGACCGGGCACATGGTCGCGCAGTACAACGCGCTCGCGTCCGCGTTCGGCCTGTCGCCGGCGTGGCGCGGAAAGGTGAAACCGGTTGCAGACAAGGAAAAAGGAAACGCGTTCGGCCAATTCAAACGGCCGGCGACAGTCGAGTCCTGACTATGTCGCGATAGCCGTCGCATACGCGGACGAGGCGGCGTCTGACGCCTCCGGGCGCATGGTCGGGAAATGGGTTCGGCTCGCGGCCCGTCGGTTCCTACGCGACCTAAAACGCGCGCAGGCGAAACGCCGGCCGCCGTTCGTGTGGTCGCCGGAACAGGCCAACGCGGCCTGCCGGTTTATCGAAATGCTCCCTCATGTCGAGGGCGTGTGGGAAACGCCGACCATTCGGCTAGAGCCGGCGCAGGTGTTCTTCATCGTTAACCTGTTCGGGTTCCGCAACCCGGACGGGTCGCGGCGGTTTACGACGGCATTGTTCGCGGTGGCGCGGAAGAATGCGAAGTCCGCGCTCGCGTCGGCGGTCCTGCTCTATGTGTTCTGCACGGAACCCGAGATCGGGCCGCAGGTTCTGTCGGCCGCGACGACCGGCGACCAGGCGCGGATCGTGTGGGGCGTTGCGAAGCGCATGGTCGAAAAGACGCCCGACCTGCGCGACGCGTTTACGCTCGAACCGTTCGCGAACGCGATCGCGCGGTATGAGGTCGGCGGGACATTCCGGCCGATCAACGCGAAGGCGTCGACGCAGGACGGGTTGAACCCGTCCGCGTTGTGTTTCGACGAACTGCACGCGCACAAGACGCGCGACCTGTTCGATGTCCTGCGGTCCGCCGCCGGCGCGCGCAAGTCGCCGCTGTTCCTCTACACGACGACGGAGGGATACGAGAATCCGGGACCGTGGTCCGAGGTGCGGAAGTTCGCCTGGCAGGTGCTGGAAGGCGTGGTCGATGCGGATCACTTTCTCGCGTTGTATTACGCGGTCGACGATGCCGACGACGATTTCGACGAACGGGTATGGATCAAGGCCAACCCGTTGCTCGGCGTGTCCGTGTCGCTGTCAAAACTGCGCGAATACGCCGCCGAGGCGAAAGCGCAGCCCGGCGCGCTCGCCGAGTTCCGCATCAAGCGGCTGAACCGGCCGGCCGCGGCTGCCGAGGCATGGGTTGATCTGCGCCGGTGGAAACGGTGCAGCGGCGATGTGCCGCTCGCCGAATTGGAGGGCGCGAAATGCTGGGGCGCGCTGGACCTCGCGTCTACGCGTGACATGACCGCATTCCGCCTGCTATGGCTCCGCGGCGACGAATGGTTCACATGGGGGCGCTATTGGGTGCCGTCGTCCGCGGTCGCGCAACGCACCTCCCGCGGATCGGTTCCTTATGCGTCCTGGGTGGCGCAGGGGTTGATCACGCAGACCGAGGGCGATGTGACCGACTACGCGGTCGTGGAACGCGACATCCTCGCGGTCTGCGAACGGTTCCGGCCGATCGAGGTCGCGTTCGATGCGTGGAACTCGTCCGACCTGACGAACCGCCTCGCGGCCGAGGGGGTGCCATTGGTGCAATTCGCGCAGGGGGCGAAGTCGTTCCAGCCCGGATTCACGGCGCTGGAGCGCGCCTATGTGGGCGGCCATTTACGGCACGGCGGCGATCCGGTCCTGACTTGGAACGCCGCGAACCTCGTCCCGCGGCGCGATACCAATATGAACCTGGCGCCTGATAGAAAACGATCGGCCGAAAAGATCGACGGCATGGTGTGCTTGCTGATGGCATTCGCGCGGGCAAGCCTCGCGGTGGAGGAGACGAGCGTGTACGAATCCAATAATTTGCTGGTGATGTGATGGCGTGGCTCGACTTCTTCCGCGGCCGAAAGGCCGTCACGGTGGACGACATCGCGCGCGAAATAGCACGCTCGCGCGCGGGCGCGTCGGGTGCTGTCGTGTCGACCGATTCGTCGATGCGCGTCGCCGCGGTCTATGGCTGCGTGCGCGTGATCGCTGAAACCGTCGGATCGCTCCCGTTGCACATCTACCGGCGAACGGCGAACGGCAAGGAACGCGCGGACACGCATCCGCTCTATCGCCTGCTGCACGACACGCCGAATCCGTGGCAGACCGCGATGGAATTCCGCGAAATGATGCAAGCGCATCTATGCCTGCGCGGCAACGCTTACGCGTTCATCAACTGGATCGGCCCGTCGATGGTGGGCGAATTGATCCCGATTCATCCCGACCGAGTCACGGTGCGGCAGCGGCCGGACATGAGCCTCGCCTATGAGGTGCGGCGGGCGGACGGAACACCGACGACATTCGAGGCCGAGGACATCTTCCACATCCGCGGCCTTTCGTCGGACGGATTCACCGGGCGCTCCGTGTTGGACGACGCGCGCGAAACTATCGGCGTTGCTATATCGACGCAGGAATACGCGGGCCGGTTTTATGCGAACGACGCGACGCCGTCCCTGGCCATCACGCTGCAAGGGAAACTTGGGCCGGATGGGCGAAAGCGATTCGTGGACTCGTGGAACGAAACCTTCGCCGGATCGCGTAACGCGCGGCGGACGGTCGTGCTCGAAGAGGGCGCGAAGGTCGAGCCGA